CCAATACCGACACGGTTATTAGCATCATCAACAAATAATGTATTGGAGTCTACGTTTACTCCCGATAGGTAGCGAATGGCCATGGTCTGTTTAGTTTATCTCAGATAACAAATTTACAAAATAAGAAAGGGGTGGCCATCAGCCAACCCCCCTCCTGAAATGATATCTCGTTTAATATTAGGATACAACCTGAATCAGTACTCTGTAAGCATTAGAAGCAGGAGCAGAGGCAAAAGTCAAGGTGACAGTATTGGCATCTGTGCGGACCGTGTCCACATAGACTGTGTCATACGTAGCGTTGTCGTACATCTGTACAATCACATCACGAGTACCGAGGCTATGCGTGATAGCATAACTTGTATTGGTTCCGTCACCTACGTTAGCAACAGCGCCAGTACCATTGATGATGGCCTGGACCGCGCTAGTGAAGTCCGTTACCTGTGAAGCAGTGATAGCAATCGCTACGCTGCTTGCGCTGGTGGCACGACCCTTAGCGTCAAAAGTAACCTGCGCTACGCTAGAAGCACTGCCGTATGTGTTGGCCGTTACTCCGCTGTTAGCTAGAGTGATGGCTGCACTTGCGTTAGCAGAGCCGTCAAAGGAAACACTCCATGTAGCATCACCCGTAGTGCTAATAGTACGAGCCGTAGCCAACTTGGTGGCCGTGGCGGCATTACCAGTAAGTTCACCTGTTACGTTAGCAACAAGGCGGCCCAGTGTGAAGTTGGTTACCGTATTGCCTGGGGCAGACGTAGCATGACCAAGGGTGAAGGACGCTTCACTTGCGCTACTTGCAGACGCATCGTAGAAGAACGTAGCGTACTTTGTTCCGCTGTTGACGTAGTTACCAAAGAAACCGATGTCTACGCTATTGGCTACGTTGCCATTGGCGTACTGCATCATGTTGTCCGCAATGGAAACAATGGTGCTGTCAATCGTAGTGGTCGTTCCGTTGACGGTGAGGTTTCCTCCGATGGTTACTGTAGAGCCGTCATCTGTAATCAGAGAGTTGGCAAATTGTCCACTAGCCGTTGTCCACTTTGGTACCGTGTTGTTGGTAAGGCTTCCGGCATTCTTGATGGCAATATCGTCAGCATTAACCGTGATACCTGTTCCTGCGCCTACGTTCAACGTAACGCTGCTACCAAGGGCAACAGAGCCTCCGTCCGTAAGACCGCTTCCTGCTGTTACAGTTACGCTTGAGTTGGTAAGGGAGCTGTTAGGAATAGCGCTAAGCTGTAGCGTCGTTCCGCTGATATTGATACCGCTTGCACTAGAAGTAGCAAGCCATGCAGACACGCCGGCTGAATCGTCCCAGAAGAAGATGCGGTCCGCACCAGGGTCCGTCAAGTCTTCAAGGCCCAGGTGGTTCAGCTCTACGCTGTCAGCGTTTACTTGGATACCAGTACCCTGACCTACGTTGAGGGTTACATCGCGTGTTCCGGTCTGAGTAAGACCAGCACCTGCTGTTACGCTACGGATGTCACCACCTACGTCAACCCACTGAGTTCCGTCCCAGAAATAGATGGACTTATCTCCAGCACTGGAGTCATAATAAACCTGACCTTCAACCGGGCTGCTTGGCGCATTGGCCAAGTTCTGAATGACTGCGTTCTGCAGTTCATTCTGGTTGAGGTTAATAGAAGATACAAACTTAATAGCCATTAGTTGAAGAATGCTTTACCGCTGAAAGCTCCAGCGAAGGTTAGGGTTACTTGGTTAAGTGAATCGTATTCAGTCTCTCCTACGACAACATTATCGGCAGAGTCAACAACAGTTACAGATGGGTACTTAGCCAAGTTGTGAGCAATTACCCACGTAGCAGAGGGTGATGACTGAATGTATACGTAGTGCGCATCCTGACTTACACCACCAATGACGCCAGTGACAACAACCTTGTTGCCTTTCTCTTTGGCAACAACGGCATCACCATTGACTTGCTTTACGACAACGGAGTTCTTTACGTCATTAACTACGATTGAGCTCATTCTACCACATCCTCGTTAACGGTGAACATTCCATAAATCCAGGTCTTAACAACACCGGCATCGTTACTCTGAAGGCCATACACGTATACACCGCCATCAATGGTAGCCATCGTATTCGCTGTTGCAGTAACATACAGCTTGCCCGTGCTATTGCCCGAGTAGCTGAAGTCCGTATCATCTAAGACTGGAGTGGGAGACGTATCGCTGTCGGACACATCCATCTTCCAGGTGTAAGCAGTAAGGTCCATAGGGTTACCGTTAACATCATAGAAATCAATCTCTAATGCAAACGTGTCTCCCTTACGGCAGGTGATGTCTACCTGCTGGGCATTGTCAAGATTTACTGAAGCACAACCACTCATAGCACAAAGTTAAACATTCGTTAACGCGCCCACGATGCCGGAGTCAAGAGGGGGGCGCTCTCCCTTGCGCTGTGATATTAGTTTGCTCTGAGCTACTGCCTGCTTTTCAATACGGAAATCCTTACGGTTTTCCTTTTCGTTTTCAGCTTGCATCTTCACTCCGCTTTCAATCTGCTGCTCGACTACACCGAACTGACCGCGCATCTGCTCAATCTGTATCTTGAAGTTGTACTCCATCTCCAGAAGCTGTGCTTTGATTTGGCCTTCCATCTGTAGGCGCTGCGCTTCGAGCTGAGCCTTGAGCTGGTCTTTCTGCATCTCGGATTGCGCTGCGACCTGAGCGGCCTGAGCATTGGCCTGAGCTTGGAGCTGTGCCTGCTGTGCCATTTGCTCTTGTTGCTGCTTGATGCGCTTCTTACGGCGTACAACAAGCAAGCGCTCGGCTTGCTCTACGTCTTTGATTTGACGGATAGCAATAGCATCCTCAAGGTCAATCTCCTTCTGCGCTAAGGCAATCTGGATGTTCTGCTCCAGGTACTGCTTGTCCATCTCGCTCATCTCGGTGATGACCATAACGCCGAAGTTGTACATGCCAAGGTTATCAAACGATGACAGCACAGCCATATTGGTCTCGCCAATGGCGTTGGTATAGATGCGGTACAGTACGCTTTCCTTTGGGATAATCTGCAAACAGCGGACGATATCATCACACACCTTCTTGTACAGAACCTGTGCAGCATGGGTGATGTCGTAGATAGCGTTGTTGCCAGCAGCAATAGCCTGCTCACGAACGCCAACAAGAGCGTCTCCCTTGGGTGTCGTTCCGTCCATCGCCTCGTTGATTCCAGTAGCATCGCGAATCATACGTAGGTAGTGGTTGTATAGAGCCACCAGCTCTTCGATGTTGCGGATGCGGTTGCCAATCTCACGTACGGGTGGGTTCTGGAATCCTCCTTCTGGATTCTTGGAACGGTAATAGAAGATACCCGTCTGCTCGTAGATGTCTTGAATCTCTAAAGGCTGAAGCTCACCGCCACGTCCAAGCTGTACGTTCTCCAGTCCTTCAATGTCAATGATAAGTCCATCGGGTTTAGCCTTGGCGATAGACTGCTGAATCTTTAGGTGGGTGATTTGCAGCATATCTGCAAAGCCAATCACAGAAGAAACCATTGACTTAGGAATCATACCACGGATGTTCGTAGCTACTACGCTGTAGGACAAGCGAGCACGGGTGATATCGTGGATGTTCTTGGGTAGGTTTTTCTTGGGGCCGTAGTTAAACAGGAAGTCCGTACCTACGATGTAGGAGCCTCCGTATACAGTAGCGTTCGCCATGTATACAGCTTCGCGGTCATAGACAGACTGCTGGGGTGCGTTGTACTCATTGCCCTTGTAGTAGAAGCCGATGTTACCGTAGGCGGACTGCTTCTTCTCAAAGATGACGTTGTCCACACTCATGAACTCAAAGTCCATGACCTCTACCTTGTATTGGTCATAGCCCTGGCGATAGCGAGTGCCGGGTCGGCCATAACCGTTGTTCTCTACAGAGAACTGGTCTGGCTGATTTCCGTACTTGTTCATGACCGTTTTGGCAATCTGCTCGTACTGCGCTTCGGTGAACTGGTCACCAGCTAGGCGCTTGAGGTCCATGATTGTGATGTATCGGAAATGCCCGGCGTATGTTAGCTCCGTGAAGTTGGGGTCATCCGTATAGTTGTGGATGAACATCTTCGGGTCTACGTACTCTTCTTTGATTCCGTAGTTAGGGTCATTGGTGCGACGGGCAATACCCATACCGAGTACCGCTACGTCCTCTACACATCGACGGTAGATAGCATCGTTGAAGTCGTTCCACTTGAGTGTCATCTCCGTGGCCAACTGCGCCGCAATCTCTGCGTCCGTTTTGACATTTGTGTCTAAGAAGATTTCAGTTTCTTCTGGAGTATCCGGCAAGGAGTTTGGGTCAGTATCTACCTGAAGGCCAAGAGATTGCGCTTCGGCAATCATCTCCTTGTTCTGGATTTTTAGAATTGTTGCATTCTTCTTTTTGTCTTTCTCTGTGCGAGAGAGAGGGTCGACAGCTTCTATCTGTGGATATGGAGCGCGAGACAAAATCTTATTGACAACAATCTTTACGAACTTAGGTACAATAGGTACTGGCGTATAGTCAAGGGTCAGGAGTGTTCCGTCCCCGTTGTTGTTATCTAAAGAGTTTAGAATCTGACGATAGATAGAAGTATCCTGCGTTCCCTGGGCGTAGTCGCGGCAGCGTTCAAACTCGCCGTTGCGTCGTCCATAAAGAGAATTCTGATAGTCACTACCTACCCATTGCGCAAACATCGCCTTGGCATATTGCATTCCATATGCCTGTGACATTTTCTCCTCAACCCCCGCTAGGGGGTCAGGAAATGAAGATTGACCCTTAATGTATTGATTGTCCATACTCAAGGTGGGCTATACCGCAAATATACTTCATATTATCAGCGTAGAATTATCTGACCTTTCCTAAAGAATTTCTTCACGTTGAAGTCTGTTCTTTCTTTTTCTGGCTTATGTCCCTGCGCAGCAAGCAGTGCTAATCCGCTAGAGATTGACAAGTCATATTTGGTACGGTCATCCACCTTAAAGTTAATCCAATCTTCGAGCGTTCTATCAAGGTACATCTTACCATGTTGCATGGTCTCTTCGTTGAGGCCTACGTGTGCATGGATGTATGCTTCAATAGCTTGGGCATGCGCTTGGATAACATCTTGTGAGTTAGATGGTATTCCCTTTGTCTTTGTCTTACTACCGAACCCCGTGGATAGATGCTCGGGTCTGTCAAGCAGATACCTGTCATAACCTCTTGATTCAAAGTATCTTGCGATACCGTACTTGTTATTCTCTATAAGGATAGGATATCCATAGAACCTAGCAGCCATAAGAACATCCTCGTAGAATATCTTGGCCAGGGGAGGGCGAGAGGCGTACTCTGCAACGAACATATTGCTGGGGTGCGCCATGTTAAACTTGTTAAACATATGGCATGCACCTTTAGAGCCGCGCCCATCTACAGTGGCATCAATGTCATAGGAGTCAACACCCCCACATCCTAGCCATGCGTTATCTGGATTTGGTTTGTTGCGCAGCTCCTGTGGTGGTAGCCATGCTACCCTCCATCGCCCGTTGGGGTCTGGGCTGAAGACAACCTCACTATCGCTGACACCACCTCTCCAGTTGAAGTTGCCAGTTACAATGGGAGAAGGGTAAAGCTCTTGGTTGTACTGTATCTGCTCGTATATCTTCTGCACATTGAACAGCGATGCCTTGGCGCTATCTCGGAATGCTTCCGCTGTTGTGAATGGGAACTGGCGGATAACTTCGTTCAGCTCATACGAGTCATTTACCAGGGCTTTCCTTTCGTTCTTTAAGAACGTCTTGGCCCCTATGCTTACAAGCTCGCCGTCTGTGGATACAATGGGTTTCTCTGGGTCATCAGCTACGGGCATACCGTAGCTATCAAAGAATCCCTCTAGGGCGTCGTATGCGGGTATGAAGATGGAATACAATCCACTGCGCGTACGCCCGTTTTCGTTGCGCTCGTTTGGGCTACTTGAATCGTACAGGTCTCTGAACTGTCTGCCCCCCTTGTCTAGTGGGTTGACGGTGCTACCAACTATGGCCTTGCCTACAATCTTTCTACCTACCAGTAGACAGGTTCTGTGGATACGCCATGACTCGCGTATGTCGGTAGGCTTCTCCCACTTGCCTGCCTCGTCTAGGTATAGGATGTGTAGCTTCTCACCGTCGTATGCGTTGTTGGTGGTGTTCTTCCAGTTGACTACCGTGTTAAGGGCTTCTCCCTTTTGGGAGGTCTTATTCTTCTTGGTAATTCGCTTTGATGGTTCCCGGAAGGCTAGCTCCATACGTGGGTTGGTAGTACCGTCCTGGATGGGCTTAAAGAAGAAGGGTAGGGACTTATAGATGGGAACAACCTTCTTCATGAAGATGTTCTCCTGAGCGTCGGAGCCTGTCTTTGACATGACACCAAGGAGCTTCTCCTTTACCTGCGTGGCCTCGTTGACAAGGACAGAGGCTGACATATTGGTGTATCCCGAGCGTCGACACTTGACATATACCTGCCCTAGACATCGTGGGTCTACTGAGCAGGCTTCAAGGTGTACGAACAGTTGACGCTGGAAGTCCAGGTAATCTGGGTACCCAATATCAATCTTGGACCACTGAAGAAAGAAGTAGTGGTTTCCTGTGATGTAGGTTGGGTTTCCGTTGTTGTAGAACCAAAGTCCGTTTCTGCGTCTTTCATATTCCTGTGCAATATAAGGTGTGTACTTCGCCCGAAAGGAGTCAGGCATCTCTAACCACTGCTCCATGCTGGCGATACGCCGTAGCTCCTCGGGCAGTTCCTTGCGTACCCATCGCTGCTGCTCTTTAGGCAGTTCGTGGTACAGTATATCTTTCTTTGACGGTTGCTTAGGCAACTGTATGTCGAGCTCAGATATAGTAATAACATCGCCCCGCGTTTCCACGGGGCAGATGTTAACTACATATTCATCTTGTATCTCAACCAAACCAGCCATTACGAATCCCAGTATACGAAGACCCAGTCGTCATTTTGAGTATTGTTCTGCGAATCCGCCTGAATAGTCACGTTGCTCTTGTAGCTCGCCATTGTCTTTGAGGGTTTTTATAAGTTGTTCAAGGCGTTCGCGCTCTACGATAAGCTCCTTAGCATCAACCGCTGTTTGCTTTATCGCCTGCAGTTCTGCCTTCCGTTGTGAGCCGCTAAGGTCTTGGTCTACAGGCTTTTGTATTTCCTGTATCATGTTCTCAATAGCTATCTGCATTGCCTCCATGAGCCTTTGTGCGGTCTGCACGCTATCATACTTCTTCTGTAACCTTGGCATAGATGTGTTGTAAGTAAACTCGGTATAACTTTTCGCCATCGACTTCCATCAGATAATCGGCATTCTTCATGAAGAACACCTTGTCGCCTTCGTGTAGGCCCAGCTCTTCGAGCTTCTTGGAACCGTACCGAATATAGCCGTACTGGTTGTAGGTCTTCTCTCGCTGCACTAGCTCAAGAACATCACTCTTCAGTTCAGCCTCCTGCTCTGCCGGGGTTAGGAATATCCATTCTCCTAGGATTTTCACTTCACCGGTCTCCTTGCTTTTGTGAGCGTAGGCCTGACAAACGAATGGGTCATTTCCCCCATCGTAAGTAACATAGTAAAGGCCGTGCTCCCCATCAGCAAGCTGGCCACGCCGTTCTTTGTTTTCATTTAACTGCTGCCCATTATATACGAGGTGATTTCCTCCAAGGACAACGTGGTGATGAAAGTATAGCGTGTCGCCAATCTCCACTCCAGTGTCGTACTTCAATGGAACGCCAACGACCTCTCCCTCGTAGGCCCTGTGTTGGAATTCGTTAAATCTTGAATCGAGGTACAACTCAGACTCTCCTACCTTTAAGGTATCATTGACAGCCTTCGGAATGTGTACAATAAAGTAATATAGGGGTTTCATTCAAAATCACAGTCGTGTTCAATTAAGCATGGCATGTCGTCAACGGTCTTCCAGAGCATGATGCCCTTGTCCTCGTTAAAGATGTACACAAGGTACCGACGAATTCCGTATTTCGCAAACGTACGTTCGTCAAGTACAATTGAATCCACTACTGCATCCCCAGCCTTCTGTCCTACGAAGTAGGCCATAGCATCCTTGGGGTTTTGTCCGATGATAATTTTTCTGATGAGTTCCATTTTATTTTCAATTTAGTGGTTAGCTACCACAAGCTTCACACTCTGGGTCGTCAATGCTGCACGTGGGGTTCACGGGAATTTCTTCCAAATCGTTAAGCCAGGACCCGAAGTCCTCTCCTTTCTCGCTCATGGTGTTTATTAGTTAAGGTTAAGCCAATAGTCTATGGAGTCGCTAGAGGGCGCGTCGTCATCATCGTCATCGTTGATGTCGCTGTTCTCCACATAACAGCGATGCATGGCATCAAACATCGCGTCTATCTCTGTATCGTTCTCTGCGTTGAAGCCGGCAAGAAACTCGTAAGAGTTGTTCTCCTGGTCTTCATCGTCAATCATAAAACCAAAACAATACGAGGCAAGGAACTCGCTGCCAGCATCATTGCTGCGTATGATTTCCACCACCTCGTCCATCTTCTCTTTAATCAAGATGAACATTTCAATTCTCTGCTTTCGGTCCATTAACCAAATTTAGTAATCGTAATCGTAGAATTTGTGGTGACGGTTGTTGTTCCACCCACAGTCTCGCTTACGGCTACTGTCCATTGGTCTCCTGGGCTAAACCATATGGTCTTACTAAATGCTGCAGTATAGGTTCCCGCTTTAAGAGTTCGGTAAGAACGTATCTCTACCGATGGACCAGATTGGTTTTCAATTTTGATAGTGACGTCTGTATTTCCCGCCGCGACTAACTCCAGAGATATATGAACGTCGTAATTAGCCTCTACGTTCATTTGAAATCCATCGCGAGGATTAGTGAACGACACCAACTCCATGTCTTCATATGAAGTTCCAAATGCAACACAAGAAGTTGCTGGAGATGTAGAGCCGGTTGCCAACTGGCCATCTACTTCAGCAAAGTATAGGTCCGTGTCAGATGTTGCAAGGTTAATGTTACTTTGAAGACGGGCAACCCATACGCTTGGAACAATGGAAACATTATTAGCAATGTATGAAGCCTGTGCGTTTGCGGTTATGTACTTGTATTCTGCTGCGCTTTCGTCCCAAATGAGGTATGCATCATTATTAGCAACGGCATCAAATGGCAGATTAGCAAGTGAAGATGCTGGAAGAACACCAACCGTACTACCTGTTGATGTTAAAGGGGAGTTCGCCGTAACGCCCGCGGTCCCGATGGGACTTGTACTAAGGTTCCGAGCGACTACAATTCCGGTGGAACTTAGCATGAGCGCTGTTACGTCACTGGTGGCTGCCGCAGCTGGGGTGCCCGATATCTTGAGGTCGCCCGTTGTCTCTACGGTGTCTGTTGACAGCTTGAGCGCTGTTGAATTTCCGGCTCCGTCCTCCACAATTTGCTCAGTGGCAGATACAGCCGAGCTCGCTAATTTTAACAACAGCGAATATGTATCCTTGATTTTGCTTCCGCTAAGTGATGCCATAGTATTACTTTTGAAACAAAGATACTTATATGCCAAAAAGCGTCGTTAGCCGAAAGAAGTTATTTAGGGAGTTCTCCAAGATGCACGCTAGGCATATCCCTGACAACAGCATGAAGAACCTCATCTTCTTGTACAGGGAGGCTAGTGAGCGCTACGGGCTGGCCCGTCCGGAGCTAGACATCCTTCTGTTTGTCTATGACCTTGAGTTCTTTACTGTGGCCTACCTAGCTAAGACAACGGGTAAGTCAGAGACGCAGCTCAAGAAGAAGTTCATCTACAAGCTGGTGAAAGATGGATTCCTATACAAGCACTTCGATAAGCTAACGCCTAGTCAATCCATGGAGGACTTCTTCTTCCGTGATGAGACTAAGTACAACTACCGCGTTCGCTATGCTATCACACAGCGTGGCCGCGGTATCATCGCTCGTCTTTACAGTAAGATGCGTGGGGACGCTAAGTTCAACCTTTCTTTGCGCGACGAGCAGCATCCATAGCTGCATTCGGCTCGCCGGCATTGTGGGTTACAAGACGGAAGGGGGCTTCCTTGCTTGCTCCTTTGTGTGGTTTGTATGCTCCCTTCATCAGGAAGTGACGGCCGCCCTCTGTCATCCAGTGATACCCCTCGGGTGCTGGGACGTTGATACTCTTATTTGTCTTCTTTAGTTTCATCGTGGTCCTATGATAAATTCGGCAGCATCCTTGTACTTATCGTAAGGCATGGCTTCCCACGCTTGCTTGGCCGGTGGGTTCTTTACCATCTGTGCAAGGCCGCGAAGACCTGGTGCTACCACCATAGCGCCGAACACGGGCTCTACGGGGCGAAGGCCTGCCTCTGGCCCGATGGGGCGCGGAGGTGCCTGGTTGTATTTGGCATACGACATAGCCAGCTGCCGCTGTTGCTCGTCTGTCAGCTGGGATTTTTTCTTCGGGGGGTCGATGGGTCCACCCATTAGATACTCACGATATTTCATTACTGCTTGGTTATTTCAAAAATCATATCGTCAGAACGATTCTTATTTTTCCTAAAGTCAAATTTACGAAATTTTGAATGACCAAGATTGGTGGCGTGTTGCTCTAGTTCTTTAAACCAATCATAGTTTTGGATGTCCTCTATCACTAGTTTGCCTCCCTGTTTTAGCTTGCACATATACAGCGTAATGGCATCCTTCATGCTATCTAACGAATGGGGTCCGTCGTCAATGATATAGTCGTATGTTCCATCTTCGAATGTATATCTAGCAAACACTGGGTTGTATGCATCGTTAATATGAATCTTAATGCGAGGGAAATCGTTTCCTTGGCGTATGAAGTCATAAGATTCAGTAACACCGTCCCACACCTCTATACCTTCTATGGATGCATTGTTAAACCAATGGTGCCATAGGATAAGGCTGCCTCCAGACATCACTCCTATCTCTAGTATCTTCTTGGCGGTATCGCGTTTGTCTTTGAATTCGTCGCTGTAGTAGGCGGCGACATAGTCATGGTCGGAACCCTTGTCTGTAGTATAGGCCCCATTACCTGCGGGGTGGACACATTCTTTGCGGTATATCTTTTCAAGCTCTGATTTCATCGTTCACTTCTATTTGCGTTTTGCGAAATTAGTAGATTTGCGTATGGCTAAACGCATTGAAGCACAGTCGCTTTTCGTAAGCAAAAGCAAGAAGCGCCGGAAGCATTCTAAGAAGGCTTCTACTAATAAGCATTCTAAGAATTACGTTAAACCCTATAGCAAGCAAGGACGATGAGTTTCTTAAAAGACATCCTACAGGTAGAGTTCTCTTCAAACGAATATATCAAAGAAGAGTCTCCCAAGAAGCAAATATATCTACACCATACAGCGGGCAACGCTAGTGGCGTATCTACCTTCCGCCAGTGGGATGCTGACTCTCGTGGTCGTATTGCAACATGCGTATGTATCTCCGGAAAGGGAGCCAAGGAGGGAGACGGACGTATTGTTCAGGGCTTCAGCTCCAAGTACTGGGCCTATCACCTTGGTGCACGTCAGGTAATCTTTGATGCCTACGACATCCCCTATCAAAAGCTTGACAAGATTTCTATTGGTGTAGAGATATGCGCATGGGGACACCTTGAGAAGAAAGGCGATAAGTACTACAACTACGTAAACCGCGAGGTAGCTAAAGAAGATGTATGCACCTTAGAAGAGAAGTACAAGGGCCATCGTTACTTCCACCGCTATACGGATGAGCAAATCCGCAGCGTGGAGAACCTCCTTAAATACTGGAACGACCACTACGGCATTCCATTGGACTACCGTGAGGAGGATATGTGGAACGTATCTATGGATGCCCTCAAGGGTGTGGAAGGTGTATATACCCATAACTCTATCCGCAAGGACAAGATTGATATCTTCCCACAGCCAGAGATGATTCAAATGCTGAAGTCGCTGTAGGGTTATGTCAAAGAACGAGCGCTTCCAAGATTACCTGTTTCACTACAACCCCTATACGGAGTTGTGGTCTGCTTTCAAGCGGGAGCACTCTAACGACTATTTCAACGGACAGGTTGAGAATGTGGTGTTCCATCACAATGTCAAGGACCTAGTCAGATACATAGACAAAGTATAGATGGCACACTCTCATAAGCGCATAAACAAGAAGCCTAACTTCTCCAATGGTAAGAAGTGGACTGCTATGCAGCAATCCAATCTAGACCTTTTAAAAAGACTAAGCAATGCCCCACAACCCTAACCATAAGTACCGCCGTAATCCTTGGGAGGTGTCTACCGCCCCAACGGTTCAGTACCGCGTGCCTACGCCCGCTGTTCAGCAGCAGGGAGCACCGTTGCCTCCAGGTGGCGTTAAGCTAGGAACGGTTGACCAGGTGCAGCCCACATTCGAGTCTAAAGTGAACGCATATATGGGAGACCCAAAGGGTCGTGCTTACAACTATGCTGAGACATTAGCAGAGGTACACCCCGATGGTTCTATCGGCGACCAGCCTGACAACGTACGTCATGCCGTAGCGGGTGCCTACACCGCACAATCGGTATCTGACCTTCTAAAGTACGGAGCTGGCATGCAGCATGACCCCGTGAACCGTGCTATTGCCGATGTCACTGGCTTTGTAACAGCGAACCTAATGGGTATGGGTCATGAGGTGAAGCACCTCCCACAACTAATCAGAGAAGAATACGAAGACAAAGGCATCCGTGGTATCTACGATGCACTGCGTACCACCGGTGAAGACGCTGCTAACAACTTCGTTGGGTCGCTGTTAGGCATCCTGCCAGGTCTTGCCCCTGGTGATGCCGAAGAAATCATCGTACAGCTCAGTAACAACAACCTCCTTCCCGACGGTGTATCAGGAGGAAACGCCAACCTCTACGTCAAGGGAGAGGACCGCATGCGCGTCATCGGTGAGGACTACAATACACAACGCCCGTAAGTTCCTACTATTCGCTGTTAGGTGGATAGGAAGCAACCTTGCCGTACCCTTTTGGGTCGTTGGTCACGTCCACCTCACCTTGAACATATACTCCGACCTTACAGAGATACTTGCATCATGCGGGATGAACCTGGTGGTTCTCACTGCTTTGTATTTTGATTGGAAAGATTTCAACAGGACTTGATTATCTGGTTTTTTTGCTGTAACTTCACACCGTTCATCCGACGGTTAAGATGGCACCAAGACGAAAACCTCTTAGCCACAGCGACCAAGAGGTTTAGTCGTACGGCGACGGAACCCGCGCGACACACAAGTGATGACCCCCAGTAACCAAGGGCCACCCTTTTGTCTAAATTTTTTTATACAAATACAATGAACCAGCAACTCCTGTACACCCTACTGACACTCCTTGTCCTATTCTTCGGTTTCGGAATACTAGCAGCAACACCAACGCTCAAACGATACTACTCAGACCTACTTACATTACAGCGGAAGTTCACAGAACTGAAGCGTAAGTACGCCCTCAAAAAACAAGAGGTCAAGACCCTGCGTAAAGCCCGAAAAAAAGGCTGAGAAATTAGTACCGGGGGGATAATATATATTTAGGGACAGGCGCGCGCGCATACGGAAACGCATATCCGCGAGCCACGGGGGTGCGTCCGCACTGAAACGCGCCCATACTTTTGCGCTTTTCCATGAGCGCACAGCCCATGTGCAAACGGGGGGCTGTTCGGGGGGTGGGTCACAGAGATGCGGAAGTTCGCACCGGAAGGAAAGAGGTGACGAACAATCCATGTTCCAACATCAAACCAAACCAAAACTCCATACTCCGGGGTACGCACTGACCGCCTCTCTCGCGCGTCACGCTCGGTGCTTTCAGCACTGCGTTGGGTGTGCTTGTGGCCTTCGGCTTGTGCTTGTGTGGGTGCTTGTGAAGCCTTCGGCTGGCGTGTGCATACGTGTGTGTATGTTCGCGCATTATGCGTGAGGTTCGGTGTTTAAACATCAATGTTCCAACACGCTTTTCAATGTTACCAAATTGTAACGGCAATGTTATGTTTTCGTTAAATCTTCAGTTTGCATTTGGAATTGTCATTTATTTTTTCATTATTAGGGTACTTTCCGTAGGGAAGTACCCATACTAATGAACTTTCTCGGTGTGGCCTTGGTGTCCCATCGTTTTGAGGGGTAAGTGCCGGGAAAACGGCTGTAAATGGCCTCAAATCAAGTGTGCCTTTTGGTAACATTCGCTTAACATTCCTTCGGAATCAAGGTGCGTGTGTGTCCGCTGTCCGGGCTACGCCTATGCCTTCGCAAGGCAATGCCTTGCTCAACGGGCGAGGGGACTTTCTCGGTCGGCCCTCATCACACCTCACACGTACGGGGAAAAGGGTAAGATAAGTTATTAGGGAGGGAGGGTATCACCCTCCCAGCGCGCGTGTGTGCCTGTGTAACACGCTCATACGTAGAGTTTTACGAATGTAAAACTTAACAATTTAATAACATTAACACAACTTCCACTTAACATTGATGCTATTGCTTTGCAATGTGTTTCAGCCGAATTGTCTAACCAAAACCCCCTTGACCATGGCCTCACAGAAAACCGCTTCCATCCTTGCCCGCCTTGAGAGCGTGATGGGCATTGACTTCGTTGAGAACTTGTATCAGGACTTCCTTGATACTCAAGCCTTCGCTTCCTTCGCTCATCACACGTCACTCTTGCAGGGTGCATATGCAGCCATCCGCACTGCACCTGACTTCGCCGCAGAGGTACGTACAGCAGGAGAGATTTATCTCTCCTCCAAGGCTCGGAAGGTGGCCTTCACCGACTGCATGACCGATGGAATGTTCCCAACCTACTCACCCCTTGAGGACTGATGGGTAGTGTATGTATGACCGCTGTATGTGTGGGAGGTGTCCTTGCCTTATGCAAGGCACTCCTCATACTGCCCCTAAAGCACGGAAAGCATGAGTAAGTACAAGACCGTATCCAACCCCACAAAGTGGGGTACTGATTGTGTAGTTCGGGTTTCACCCGACGTAGGAATGGACGGCCTGTTCAAGTCCGTAGGACTTACAAAGGCCCGTAGCACGGCCCGCAAAGTGTGGGGTAAGCGAACGGCTGATGCCGTAGAGATGCGCCTGGCCTCCGGCCTTGACCGCAGAGAGGAGCGCAGAGTTGCCCAAAGGGCAGAGCGCAGAGCCAAACGGGGCTAAAGCCCCGGACTTATGGGAATGGGTGGTGACCACACCCCAAAAACGGACGGCCTACAAAGGGCATAACTATGCCCTGTTGTACGATGGTTCGTGACCAAGCCGTCCACTATGAGAGTGAAAACTGAAATTGACGCCATTCGTGAAGCACTTGTGGCGTACCAGAACCCCCGCAGTATGACCGAGTTCATTACTGCCCAGACGTACCTGAATAAGGTGCATGACAAGTACGGAACTGTTGACCTTGGACTAATTAAATCGCTGTTGAATTGATATGTACGAATTAAGTATGAATGTAGCAAACCCATTAGCCGTCATGGGTATAGGGACGGGCATGGTCGTAGGCATGGCTGTACTCACGGCATATGTACATACATATGTACGTACACGTATGACACGCGCGTAACATGAGTTTTAACTTGTTAAAACTTAACGATTTAATAACATTGACACAACATTCAAGTAACATTGGTGACATTACTTTGTACCGATGATTTGATGGCGACCTTCCGAGGTTGGCGGTGGTGACCACACCGAATAAACGGACTGCCCATAGGTACTCACACTGCGTTGTGTGTTATAGGTTAGACAATGAGTATGCTATGCGTTGGTTCGTGACCAAGCAGTCCACTACGAAGCCCAAAGAGGGCAGAGTAATAACCAAATCCGAATTGCTTATGCAGTTGTATAATGTAGGCGACATAGTTCGCATCACGCCATTGTCACCGATGACGTGGGAAACACATTGTGGCTCCGGTGGCTTGTTCCTTAACGACACTATGGGGAAAGCATCACAAGTCACTGGCGCGACATATCGCGTGAGAAACGTGGTAGATTACACTCAACTCCGTTATCGGCTTGAGATTTTTACTTGTCCTTCGGACAATATGCGTACCGTACAGGACGCTATGCAGTATACATGGGCGCAAGAGTGGCTTATTTCCGGTCGTGATGATGACGGAAAGATAGAGGCTCTTGACTATAACGGCAATGTGGTTGCCGATGATGACTTGGGTGACTACATTCGGCTGACCTTCCCTTC